ATTTTTAGTTTATTCTTCAAAAGGTGCTTCAACAATTGATATGATAGCTCCCAAGTCAAATATTTGTAATACTCTTTCTACAGACTTTGCACCTATAAAAGTCCATTCTTCTTCCTTCTTACTGTGAGGAATATAAACCACTTTAAATCTTTTCATTTTCTTCTTTTTTTTCTCTTTTATGAATAATTATACTTAATACTTCTAATAATTGTTTAACATCTTCTTCTGTATATTCGTGCATTTCAAACATATCAGGTGTTATAGCATGTAAATCTTCTATATTTAAACTTTCTAAATAATCAAGAGGAATACTAGGCTGTGGGTTTATCTGATGCTGTATATAACAGTATATTATTTTAAGCCATTGTGTTTCAGTGATGTTTTCAAATAAATTCATTTCTTTTCTAATTTTGTTTTAATCTTAACTTGTCATCTTTGCTTTTAGTGTCATGACATTGGATACAAAGCACCTGCAGATTATCTATTTCACAGAACAGTCTTTCTACAAATCCAGGAAGATCTTGTGCACAGTTTAAGCTTCCAGCAGGTTGTATATGGTCTACATTAATATGCTTTTCTGCAAACCAAAGTTTACATACATTACATTGATACTCAAACTTTTGTCTTTTGTTGGGTCCTTTGTATGTTCGTTTAGCTTTTAGCTTACACTGAGTGATGGGTTTCCACCATCTAGACTTCTGTCTAAGACCTGAACGTATAAAACTCCAGAAGGCAGCTTCTGTCATTGTACCTGCATTTTTAGTTTTAGGTACACGAGGTTTTCTTGTGGTCTTTTTAGCCATATTATTCTATTTTCTATACAAATTTAGTTTAGAAAATTATAAATCCTGTAATTTTTTATCTAATAATGGAACTAGTGTTAATAATACTTTCTTTGCTCCATGGTCTTTTATGCTATCAGAAATATCTTTACTCATAGGTAAAACAGCTACAGCCACTTCTGGATAGGTGATTTTATACTTTGCCAGAGATTGTATACCTGCTTCGTCATAATCAAATAAAACTATCACTTTTTTATAGTTTTTAATGTATTCTAGCATTTGTTCTTTACGAATAAATGTATTTTCAGAATCAGGAGCAATTACATCCATATCCATTTTAAGGCTTCTTAAAGACATTACATCTTTAAGAGAACTTGTAATAACTAAATATTTAGAATTATTTAATTGTTCAGTTCCTTGTATATAATCATTCACTTTAATAAATTTTTTATCTAGAGTTTTTGGTTGGTATATTTTATAAAGAGTTTCATCTTTTTTAAAATAACCATATAAGTAATTACCATGAATAGTAAGACTATTTAATTCTCCTTCAACTTCTTTTTCTAATGTGTAATATTCTAAAGGACGAACACAGTATTCATTTAGTAAACGTGAACCTATATTAAACTGAGTCCAATAATATTGATCAGAAGTGTTCCAAGAACGAAACATATATGATTTCACTTTATACTTACTAGCTTGTTTAAACTCTTTTAAGTCATACCCACCATTATTATGCAATATAAAGTCATTATATTTTTCTACTATTTGTTGGCAAGTTTTGTAATAAGAAAGCTGTTCAATATCTTTTACAAGATCTATAGCTGAGCCTCCTTTACCAGAAGAAAAATCTTTATATTTATATATTTTTCTTTTATCATCTGCTACATAGATACACATTGAAGGTGTACGTTCTTTACTATTGAATAAACTTTTTATTTTTACATCTTGCCCTATTAGCTTTTCTTTAAGTTTACAATAAGTTTCAAATATCCATGTAGTTGGTACATCTTTTACATCATGTACAAGATTCTTTGTTTTAAACATACTATTAGTTTATAAACATGTATAAAAAATATAGGGGGGTGTAGAAACACCCCCCGCATTTTAGGATAGAAAGTATAAAGAATTACATTTCAAAATCATTACTAGCTGGTTCAAAACTAGTTACATTAGATTTTGACAATGGTTTAAAATGATACTTATTTGTTTTATCAAACTTATCAAGTTTTGATTCATCAGTAGAGATAAATTTATACTTTGGTAAAGACAATTTAGTAATTGTTTTATCATTGTATTCTTCTTCTGATCCTTTCAAAAACCAATAAGCATTATGTCCTTTTAGTATTTCTGTAGCAGCAGCTGCCCACTCTTCAATACTTGTTATTGCTTTATTAGTAGAAAGAAGGTCAATTTCATCTCTAAGACCTAATTCTTTTGCAATAACAATAAACTTATTTAAGATGTCATTTTTATTAACATCATCCGTTTGAAATTGATCTGTCCAAATAGTAGCAGAAACACGAGAACATGGTCCTGTATACTTTGGTCCATCTGGATTGTCTTTGTCAAGAGGCCATCCTTCAAAATCTGGATCTGTAGATTTTGCCACTAAGGTTAATTCAAGAATTTTCTTGTCTCCCTTACTAGATGTTCTAACTTGTGAACTATGGATTTTTGCATAAACTACACCAGGTTGTAATGATTTTGGTGTTCCACCTTGTTTTACTTCTTGTCCTTTTGTACTAAACATAACGTTTTGTTTTTATTAAATTAAGAATTAGAAAAATTAGTTTTCAAAATCAGAAATAGCTTCATTAACATATGCTAAATCATTAGGTATTTCAAAATCTTTGAACATACCTTTTGGACTTTTGCATGTATTATCACCAGTTGTTTGTGTTTCAAACACATATCTAGTTGCACCATTAGCATCTCTTTTAACTTTACCATATAGTACAATAGAAAATAAACCTTCTAATGTAAGCTTTTCATCAACCATTTTACCAATGGTTTTAGCTTTATATCGTTTTTTACCTTCAATATCAGTTCCTTCTTCTGAATGTGTTAGATAATAAACAGTAAGATCATCACGTAAATCTTTAGGAAGTCTACTTATACGAGCTAAGTGTCCACCAATTTCTGTAAATTTTTCATAACCTTTCTCACTTGCTCTATCAAAAAATTCAAAACTAGACATGTATTGAAAGTCATCTATCACTACTGTTTTAATCTCAGGACGTTTACTATTTACATATACTAACGCTGCTTCAATTTGTTCAGGTTTACTACCTGAATACAAATTTCCTGCTTGGTTATCTTTAGTCCAAATAGTGAATCTTTTCTTCCATCCTCTAAATGGAAGAGGTTTATTAGCTACATTAATAATAAATGTACTATCAGGATCTAAATTTTCAATAGATGTAGATTTACCTGTACCTGATTCTGCAATAATTAATACTCCTTTTCCCATATTATTTGTTTGTTGTTGACTTAATTAAATTATTTAACCAATCTTTAGAACTAACAGGAATACCTTTTTGTATAGCGTAATAATCTCTAATAGTCATATCTGAGAATAAACAATCATCTAAAAATGGACTATCTGCTTTATTAATAACTGATTGTTTTGGCTCAACTTTACTTGGTTTTTTTTCAACATCTAATAATGCTGAACTTCCACTAATAGATACACTATATTTATTAATTATTCTAAGCTCATCTACAGGTACTAAATATGCAGTATGATTTTTATTTAATAAGTTTACTTCATATTCTTCTCCATAATTTAAATTATGAGGAACATTATAAATTGTTTTTTCTTCATCTGTAGGATTAAATGCATTATCATACATTTCAAAGAAAAGACCTCTTTCTTTTAAAAACTCATTATCAAAAATTGATACTACATGTTTTCCTTTAGGACTATAAAAAGGTGTTTTGTATTGAAAATCATTTCTTTTTACACCTAAATTATCAGCAAGAGGTTGATGATAACTTCTAAGTTCTTCTAAAATAGCTGCTTTGTAAGTTGATGAGTCTTTTGGATCAAGAGCTTTGTATTCTGCATAAGATAAGCGTTTGATCATTCCGTTGTTGTCTTTTGTAATTTTAAACATATTTGTTGATTTTTAAATTTCTGTTCCTATTGGGCATTGTGGTTGAGAATTTCCTTCTGCTCTTTGTGAATATCTTGGTCTAACACCAAGCTGTCTCTGAGGAGTTGGTGTCGCCACTTCAACCATTCTTTGATTTTTACCATCCATCTTCATAAATATCATGGTTTTTTTATCATCGTTATTTCTCACTTTAATTAAGTGCATAATAACATCATCAGTTTCTACATTATAAGCTTCTGGACCATATGATTTGATATCTAATTTGAACGGACGTGATAAAACTATTACCATATCAGATCCTTGCATAAGAGCGTCACCTCCAAATATATCTCCTGATGTAGGATAGTTATTTACAGAGGAAGCCACTCTTCTTCCTGCTTCTTCTATTGATCTATTTAATTGTGTAAGCATAATTACAATAATAGGTAGTTGATTCTTTAGTTTCATTAACATTTCTGTTACATTGTATAAGACATCAAATTTATCTTTATCTTTTGAACTTTTCTTAATCAACCAACTATGATCTATTGTTATTAAAAGTGGTTTACTACCACCTCTTATATATGCTAATTCTATTTCTTTTTTTATTTGATGTTCTGTTAAAGATTCATTTATAATGTCTCTTCTAAGTCCTATTTTTTCAAGTTCTTTTGTTTCAGCTGTAAATTCAATAATTTTATTCATTGTAAATTGATCAAGCTCTCTTTCAGTACTTAATATTACACCGTAATCTAAAGCCATTTCTGCAGCAAATTGACGAGATGCATATTGATCAACTCCCATTTCAAACTGAAACTCAAGAATATTAAACTTTTGTGTAGGATTTAAACGATATGCTTCTCTTAATATTTGAGAACTAATCATTGTTTTACCTGCACCTGGTCTAGCACCAATGGTTAACATGGATCCCCATTCTAAACCTGCAACACCTGCTTTATTAAAGCTTGGCCAAGGTGTTCTTAAACTTTTTATTTCTCCTGATTTTCTCTTCTGTACATATTTTAAACCTTTTTCTAAAACTTGAGAGAAAGGTTTAAACTTAGACGTGTATTCTTGTTCTTCGCTCATATTAATAATATGTTTGTAAAAATACAAAATAAAATTTAAAATCAAATAATTTTATAAATTAATTTTGAGATAAAATCTCAGGATTATCTAGAATCATTTGGCAATGATCTGCCAAGAGTGACCTATTTATTCTTGTACTTGCATCAGTTCTCTGAATAAAATAACTACTGGTAGTTATATATTCCATATTCTCCTTTTGTTTCATATAAATGTAATAGTCAGTTGCATCTAATACTAAGGTCCAGTCATATTCTGGATAAGTTTTAAAGAACCAAACAAACTTATCTTTTAATTCTTGTACAGTTTGTCTAAGCAATCCCACCTTACCTATTCTTATAGCAGGAAACATTTCTCTATAAGTATTTATATTTTTTACTGAATCTTCGCCTAATACTTCTGAGGACACTTTCTTTTTTGATTTTACAAGATAAGTTTGAAACTCATCAAGTATAAATAAAGCTCCGTGACTTAGATTATTTTTTTCATCTAAATGACCTCTTTTTATTGCAATTTCTTTTTCTTTTTCATCATCTATAATACTACATGTTTTTATTTTATGTCTACGGCAGTCAAGGAAATAAAGTTGATTAGGGCTTATATTATACTTGATCAGTGAGTTCCAAAGTTGCTGGCTCATAAGTTTCTTTTATTAATTTAATTATTTTTTTATATGTTTCTTGAAAAGGAGCATTATTCTCTAAAAGAATCTTACATGTTTTAATGTTGTGTATCACTGTTGT